CCACTTGGGCGCGACCCGCGTGTTGTTGCTGGGATACGACTGCTGGCCGGCGCCCGATGGACGGCAAAACTGGTTCCCGAAACAGCGGCCACATCTTGACTCGCCGTATCCGATCTTCCTGCAACTGTTCGGGACGATTGTCGATCCGCTCAGGGCGGCGGGCGTCGAGGTGATCAACTGCTCCCGGACGACGCTGCTCCGGGCGTTTCCGCGGATGCCGCTCGAAGAGGTGCTGCTGTGAGCCGAGTCGGATTCGTCACGGCCCAGACGCATCCGATGGCGAAGGTGCGACTCGATGGCGTCGACGTGTCGGCGCGAAGTTTCGCGGCCGACGACATCGAAGGATTCGTCGACGTCTACAAGATCAATCAGGACGGGAAGAAGTATCTGGTTGAAGGGCCAGACGGTCAGCGGGTCGTGGCACAAGAGCGACTGCGCGGCGTAGTCGAGATCGAGCTTCCAGAGAAGGTGCGCGCGTGATCCCCGTCTCCTACTACGCGCCGGACGAACTCACCTCGCCGAAGTTCGCCTACGCCTTCGCCAAGGGCTGTCACGGCAGCATGACGACCGCCGACGTGTTACCGGAGCATCTGCGGATCGATGGCCGTCGGTTAGGCGCGGCCCCGGTGGCCTTCTTCGGCTCGCCCTCGCAGTGGCCGGTGTTGCGAAAAGCGCAAGCGGTCGGGCGCGACTGGTACTACGGCGATCACGCGTACTTCGGGCGGAAGACGTTTTACCGGATCACGAAGAACGCCTACCAGCACGACGGGACGGGCGACGCCGGCCCGGAACGCTTCGCCGCCTTCGGCCGCGAGGTGCAACCGTGGCGCGCGACCGGCCGCCACGTTCTCGTTTGCCCGAACAGCAACATCCATTTCGCCCTGCACGGGGAGGACGGCGACCTCTGGCTGAAGCAGGTCATCGCGACGCTGCGCACCGTGACGGATCGCCCGGTGCGTGTCCGGTGGAAGCGCGGCAACCGCGTCCGCATCATCGAAGACCTGAAAGACGCCTGGGCGGTCGTGGTCTACAGCAGCGCCGCGGCGCTCGACGCGCTCATCGCCGGTGTCCCGGTCTTCGTCACCGCGCCCTTCGCGGCGGCGTACCGCATGGGCCTCGCGGATGTGCAGTCCATCGAGTCGCCGATCTATCCCGACGGCCGCGAGCCGTTCCTCTGGAACCTCGCGGCGCACCAGTGGACGCTCTCGGAAATCTATCGCGGGATGGCGTGGCGATCGTTGACGGCGGAGGTGCCCCTTGCTGCTTGATCCCCCCTATCGGCTCTTCATCGGCGCGGATGCGCACGAAGACCGCGCGGTCGCCGTGGCGCTGGCGTCGATGGCCCAGTACACCAATCCGCACGACGTCGAGGTGACGCACCTCAATCGCCAGATGCTCGGCGCGCTCTATCACCGCCCGACGACCACCATGCCGAACGGGCAGTTGTTCGACGACATCTCCGACGCGCCGATGTCGACCGATCACGCCATCGCCCGATTCTTTGTCCCGTATCTGTGCGGGTATCAGGGCTGGGCCGTGTTCGTCGATGGGGACGTGCTGTTCCGGGAGGATCTCCGGCGGCTGTTTCAGATGGCCGATCCGCGCTACGCCGTGAAAGTAGTGCAGCACCCGCCGTTGCTCGTGGAAGGGGCGAAGAAAGCCGGGCATGTCCAGCAGGTGTATCCCCGGAAGAACTGGTCGAGCGTGGTGCTCTGGCACTGCGGCCATCCGGCCAATCGGGCTTTGACGATCGATGTGCTCAACACCTGGCCGGGGCGCGATCTGCACGCGTTCAGTTGGCTCCCCGACGACCGGCTCATCGCCAGCTTGCCCGATCGGTGGAATTACCTACTGGGCGTCTCCCCGCCGAATCGGCTGCCGGCCTTGGTGCATTTCACCTTGGGCACGCCGGACCTGCGGGAGTACGAGGAACCGGAACACTTCTGGTGTGACCAGTGGCACGCGGTCGCACGACGGATCGAACAGGAGGCGGTACGGGCTACGGTGACGAAATAGTCGCGGCGGGACAGGCGCAGCGGATTCACGACACGTACGGGTCGAGAGTCCAGATCTGCGGCCTCGACGGCACACCTCGGTGGCACCCGATCTGGGAGGGCAATCCCATCATCGCGCGCCCAGAGGAGCCGTTTGTCCACGGCCAATTCCTGGAGAGTGGACCGGGCTGCCGGCCGTACATCGTGTATCCGTTCGATGAACGGACCGGCTGGACGTTCAATAAAGACTTCAAATGCCGGGACCACATCGCGAAGCTGTACCTCACCGATCCGGAACGACAGCGCGGCGAGCAGGCGCGCGCGCGCTACGGGCCGCATGTGCTCATCGAGCCCTACACCAAGCATCAGAACTTCCGCTGGCCGATCGAGCGGTGGGATGCGCTCGTGAAGGCGTGCCCGGACCTGACGTTTGTGCAGCACACGCACCGAGAGTCGATTCCGGTGATGGGCGCGCATCAGGAACCCGCAACGTTCCGAGAGGCGTGCGGGCTGCTGACCGGCTGCGACCTCTACGTGCGATCGGAAAGCGGCCTCTGTCACGCCGCGGCCGCGCTCGGGATTCCCCAGGTGACGCTCTTCGGCGGCTGCATGGATCCGGACGTCATGGGCTACTACCCGCAGCAGACCATGATCGCCGATACCGGCGATGGGTCGCCCTGCGGGCGGTGGTTGCCCTGCGCGCATTGTCATGAGGCGATGCGGCGGATCACGGTGGAGCAGGTGGTCGAGGCGATGCGTCAGCAGCTCGCGCAGCGGAGGGCCGCATGAATCGGCGCGAAGCCATCGCGGCGCTCGTCGCGCTGCCGGAAGTGGCTCGCATCTCCGCGGTGCCAGCCAGCGCCGATGACGTGATCGTCGTGGAATGCGATGGCGTGTTGGCTTCAGAAAGCGTCGCGCGCATCAAGGCGCAACTGGAGCAGGTGTGGCCTGACCGGACAATCGTGGTGCTGTCCGGCGAACTGCGGATCAAGGTGGCTCCGAAATAATGGCCGCGCTCGTCACCCTCACCGAAGCGTATACGCACCTGCGATTGTCGTTCGTCCTGAACACGTCACCGGTGGATCCGCGGCAGACCGACCTCGACGCCAAGCGGCTGCAGGCGTCCGACATCGTGCTCGATTACCTGAAGGGCCGGCCGATTCCGCTCACCTCCATCACGAGCAGTGGGGGCATTGCGACGGTGACCACGCCTTATCCGCACGGCCTGACGACCAACGATGTCGTGCGGGTCATCGGGACGGCGGAGCCGGAATACAGCGGCTCGTTCGTCTCGACGGTGACGAGCACGACGACCTTCACCGTCCCGATCAGCGGCTCGCCCGCGAGTCCTGCGACTGGCGGACGGCTGTTTGCGAATTTCACCTGGACGGACGTGACGGTGCCGACGCCGGTGAAGGCGGCGATCCTGCTGGTCCTCACGCATCTCTGGGATCACCGCGGCGAGGACATGGCCGCCGACGAGAACCTGTGGAATGCCGTCGGGCGCCTGCTCGCCCGGATGCGGGATCCGGCGGTGGCCTGATGGGGCGCAGCGACTATCGCCACCTCGTGACGTTGCAGGGGCCGACGACGACGGTGCCCGATGGACAGGGCGGGTATACGCAGACGCCGACGGCATTCACCCCGCCCACCTGGTACTGCTCGATTCGTCCGGCCTCGCAGCGCGATCTCGAGCGGGTGACTTCTGGGACCGCGCTCACGGTCGCGACGCACATCGTCGAGGGCGACTGGCGGGCGGATATCACCACCGCGACGCAGATCGTCTTTGGGACGCGCACGCTCTACGTCAACGACGTCAAGAATCCGGAAGAGCGGAACATCACGCTGGTCCTGCTGTGTAACGAGGTGGTGTCGCCATGAGCCTGCTCGAAATCCTGATCGTCATCCTGCTGGTCGCGTGGCTGTTCGGGGGCGTCATCTTCCCGGTCGGCACGTCGCTCGTGCATCTGATTCTCGTCGTCATCCTCATCCTGATCGTGGTGCGGTTGCTGCAGGGCCGATCGCTATGAGCACGAGCGTGACATGGACCGGGATTGACGAGTTTCGCGAGTGGCTGCGCAGTCTGCCCGTGGATGCCCCGCGCGAGGCGGAGAAGATCATCCAGGGCGAAGCCAATGCGGCGGCCTTCGCGATTCGCTCGCGCTATCCGGCCCGCACAGGAAACCTCCGCAGCAAGGTCGTCGTGCAGCGGCGGGTCAATCGCGCGGGCGTCGTGTCCTACGTCGTGAAGAACACCGCGAAGCACGCAGCGATCTTCGAGTACGGGACGCAGGCCCGGCACACGCGCATCGGCGCGAACCGTGGCTCGATGCCGTCTGGGCATGTCTTCATTCCGATTGTGCTGCAACGGCGGCGCACGATGTTTCTGCTCCTGAAGGATCTGCTGGTGCGGTTCGGGTTCACGCGGGTGTTTGGCGATGCCTGATTCGCAGGACATCGACACGGCGCTGCTGACAAAACTCAGTAGCGATGCGACGCTGCTGTCCTATGTTCCGAACGGCGTCTACTTCGATGAAGCGCCGCCGAACTCGACACAGTTTGTGATCATCAGC